AGTATCATACTTTGATGCCATTTCTTCGTCCGGCAGTTCAGCTGGCGCACCCCACACCATTTTGTTTGAGTTGCTGTCAAAATAAGGAATACCTTTAATATCTGTAGGTTCCCAAAGCGACAAGCGAATATCAATAAGGTGTGAATTTGAAAAGCTGTCTGTAATTTGCTTTACAATGTCACTTTTGCCAATGCCCGGAGGTCCCCAAAGAAAGATAGGACGCTTCTTAGTAAGTGCATGTGAAATCGACGCCTTTGCATTATTGGGCGTAACTTGACGTGTTGCAGTATCCATGGTGTATTCCTCTTAGTTGGATCGTTGCTAATTTCTAACTATGTAACTATAATAACATCACTACAGCAAATGTCAAGAGGTTTTGATAAAAAATTATTCTTTTTCTTGTCTTTTCATTGCTTTTGTTAGACCATACTTACGTATGTCTCCGCTAAACAAGTGCAGTTCTAAAGCCTTCTTTTCGTCTGTAACTACAAGTTCTCTTCTACCTAAGTAGTAAGGGCATGTAATAAATTTATCTAAAAAGATTATAGTTTGAGTAGTAAATTCAAAATCGGGAGGATAAGGAACATCGTATGTTTGTAATTCTATATCCTCTTTTATAAAACGAAAACCTTCGTCTGTAAGTCTAAGACCGCCCTCGTCTTTGGCTCTAGTATTTTGCCACCATTTTGGCATATATTCTTTTAAAGCAGTTTCGGTAATTGCTTTATCTGCTTGTTTTAAGAATATTTTTGTATAAGTTTCTTTCCAGTTCATTCGGTTATAACTGCACCATCTGTTAACATAACAACTTGAAAGTCTTTAGAATTAAACATATCGTTTAATTTTTTTGCTAAATTATGTGCATGTCCTGGATTTGAAAAAGATACTTTTTTATATTTTGGTCCTGGATAATTTGTAAGCATATTTGCTGATTTTAGATTAAACGGTGCGCCCTTATAAAATACCGCCCAAATAGCTTCTGCTTGCAAAACTTGCTCGCTTTTGTAAGTTTTTTTATCTACGTGCTCTAGTAGCACCGTGGGCTTTGGCCTGCTCATATACGTATTCCTTTAGTTATATACGCATATATTTATCTCTTTTTGCAGTTATCTACGTAGTTAACTTACCAATTAGATGTTGAAGATCCAATATTTACTTGGATAACTTCGTCTTCACCTGATGACTTTCTAACTAGAAGTTCTTCTAAGTCACCGTTCATTCTAGTCATAACTTCACCCAATGTAAATGCTAAACGTTTTGCATTATCTATAGACAGTTTTATCTCTCGTTGCTTACTAGCATCTGCGCTTTTAACTTGCGATATAAACTGCTGTATAGGTGCAGTATTAAGTGGTTCACTTTGTGTTGGCACGGCTTAACTCCTGACGCATTTCTATTTCAGTTTTAAAAGGTCCGCGTGTTTCGTAACGTTCTACAGTAATTAGTTTAGGACAAAAAGATTTAACCCATCCCTTGTCAAAGTGAATAATATAGTACCCTGCACAGTATAAGCTCTTAGACTTTTCACTTTTTGTAAACAATGGTAGTTTACGCTTTACATCATACATACTATTAAATGGTCTTGTACTAGTTGGAAACCCGTGTATTTCTAAATTATCTTTAACGTTTGTTTCTGTAATGTTTAGTTTAGCCCATAGCATATCTTTGCCAAAACGTTTTTTAAGTTGATTTTCATTATCATAAAAACGAGTGCCGTCTGACCCACTAAACATAAACTTGTCTTCTGCTACACTAAGGGTGCCTACACGTACACCCTCGTCTTCTACAATCCAAAATTTACCGTCTAATACTTCTTTTGCTTTTACTGTCATTTAGGATACCTCGCTTGTAATGGTTGTGCATAAGATGCTGCCTGGTCTGCAATACGTTGCATATCCCATTTAGCACAGAACTTCATAAGACGCATACCAACTTGAGTAACGTCTTTAGGCTCTACTTGTGCAATAGTATTATTAATTATCTCTCTAATTTCGGGCGGCTGTGCAGTTAAGTCACACAATGTAACATTGCGATTGTAATCGTCTAACACACGATGCTCGTCACCATTGTGATCAGTCCAACGCTGTAGCATCATATTGTTCCAGTTGTAACCTTTTGTGCTCTTATCTTCAAACGCTTCAATTAGTCCAACTTTGTTCTTAGTGCCTTTCTTACGCACACCAGGATATGCACTGAATACATTATCACTCGTGTCGCCACGCATACACTTTTCAAACAACATAAACGCAGGATCAGGTGCAGGCTTTGCTTCTTTAGTTTTCTTGTCAATTACAGGCTTACCCTTGTCGTCAAAGTAACCTTCGTGTGTAATTGTAGTGTTGCTAACGCCGTTGTACTGCTTTACATTAGGAGCAATCAACTGTGCAAAGTCACCGTCTGTGCTAATAATAATGTGATTGTCATTAGGGTGTGCTTGTACCCAACCTGCAATCAAATCATCTGCTTCTAGTTGCGGATGACGCATCATTGTGCAGTTAGTCTTTTCGCCAATAAAGTCTTTAAACTCGTCAAAGATTTCCCAAAACAGCGTGTCTTCTTCTTGCTGTGTAGGAGTCATTGCATCGCGTGTTTCTTGTCTATTACGCTTGTAAGGTTCGTAATAGTCCTTGCGCCAGCTACGTCCTTCTAAGCAGAACACAACATGATCTGCGTTAAAGTCAGTCCATGCTTTCTTAACACTGTTAAGTGTAATGTGTAATGCCATACCTAACTTAGTGTCTACATCGCCACGTACAACGTGTCGTGCTCTAAAGAAAGTGTTTGCTGTGTCTACTAAAATATACGTACTCATTTGTCCTCACATACATAGGTCTTCATATAAACAAGTATACTGTCTATGCTGACTCTTGTCAAGTTTAAATACAGGAATAAACCCAAATAGCTTTTTTATAATCATCCTATTGAACTCTTATTTTTATCAATTGGAACAACATTAATATAGCCGGCCCCTCGAGTAGTATCCATGCCTTCGTCTGCTAACATGTTATATACAATATCACGGAACCATCGATCTACAATTTCTTCTTCTGGATCGTTGTCTACACCATAGCCTGCTTGTATAAGATCAGCAATAAAGTATTCGTTCCAATCCATTTCAAAGAAACCGTTACGAACATTGTCTTCATTAACTTTAACATCAAGCACACTGACCCAAGGTTCTTTCCTGCGTGTGGCATATTCTTTTGGATCTTTCTTTTTAAGAAGTTCCATTTCTTCTTCTTTAATACGTGCTTCTTCAGCTGCCAGTGCTTCTTCCTTAGCAGTAATACCTGTTAAGTCTCTTACTTTTTTATTCCACCAACCCATTATAGTCCCGCCTCTCTTGCACGAACTTCTGGAGTATCAAGTTTTTTCTTCATAGCTCGCTCGTGCTGTTCGTTAATAAATTCATCTGCGTCAAAGGCATTCTCAAGTCCCCCACGCATTTCCAAAGAGTCCGATGTGCATTCTGGGCGAGAATCGCCATCCTTGCTCCATACAGAGCTCTGCAACTTGTCTTTCGTTGAGAATATATTCTTCACTGCGTCCGCCCATAGGCATAAGGTAGACTGGACATTCCACCCCGGCACTCCTGTAATCGTGAACAGCTCGATGAACTTCTTTGACATCGTCTTGATCAGCAACCACAAACTTAAGATACATGTCACTGTTGCTAACGCTAAAGTACTCACTAGCAATATCAGGCTTAATAGCAGTATCTCTAGGTTCTCCCGAAACAGTAAGTTTGGGCGAACAAGAGAACGTGAATTGAATACGATTTTGATTTTCAATGTAATTTCTAAAATCGTCGTGTAAAGACTGTGTTGTGTTTGTTTCAATAGTGACATGTTTTAAATCTCCCATCTTCGGATGTTCAAATAATTCAACGTAAAGTCTTTGCCATGCCAGCAAAGGCTCACCACCTGTTAGGATAAAGTGAACATCCTGTCCGTTATCCATAGTCCATTTAGCTTCTGGTAGTAAACTAATAATATGTTCTACTACTTCGTCTACTTCCGCTAGTTTGTTAAAGTCTTTAAACTCGGGATAGATACTTGCATAAGTATCACAACCTGTGTGAATGATAGGCAAGTCTTCAAACTTTGCTGTAGTTTTGTGAACATCCTTAGCAATAAGTTCTGCTACTTCTGGATTATACTTAATACCTGCCTTTTGTTTTTCATCACGCATAGGCTCATTTTTGCCTAAGCCAAAGTTCATACAACGAAAGTTACAACCAAATGTACGTAGGAATACACTGGGCACTCCTACAAACCTACCTTCACCTTGTACGCTATAAAACGCTTCTGAGTATCTTAGTTTCATTAGCAGCTAAACTCCTGTTGTAGTTTAATGTTGTCAAAAAACTCTTTCTTTGTACCAGGATCGTCTTTGAATGAACCCTTTAGCACAGTTGTCTGTGTAAGACTGCTATGTGCCATAATGCCACGATTCTCACAGCATCCGTGTGTTGCTTGAATATACACGCCCAAATGTTCTGCACCAGTTGAGTATGCAATTTCACGTGCAATATCATTTGCAAGTTCTTCTTGCAGTGTACCACGGCGAGCGCACCACTGTGCAATACGTGTGTACTTAGATAGTCCAATAAGTTTATCTGCGGCAATAATACCAATGTATGCAACACCGCTTACTGGCTGGTGATGATGACTACACATACTCTTTAGTTCGCTACGTACAACAAGCATACCTTCATAGCGATCTTCGCTGTCATTAGGAAATGCAGTTGCATCTGGACGATAGTCATAACGTCCTGCCATAATCTCATTAAAGTACATCTTAGCCAGTCGACGTGCTGTACCTTTGCTGTTAGGATCAGTATGCCTATCAATTACTAGTGTGTCTAGTACAGTTTCAAAAGCCTCTGTAGCTTCGTCAATCAGTTTTTCTTTGTCGCCGCTCTGAAGCAAGCGAGCAATATTGTCGCCAGCCCAGTAACGCTTGTCTGCGGCTTTACAGCGTTCAATAATTTCTTCGTATTTTTTCATTTGTTTCTCCGAGTTAAAGACGAGGATGTCATAAAAAATGGTACACTCATATTATTAAGTATACCATATATTTAGGCAATTGTCAACCATTACTTAAAATAAGTATTAAGAATTTCAAGTTGGTCGTGATATTCTGCCATAAGATTAAGTTCTTTCTCAATCGTGTCCATAATGTCTGAGTGTTCGCCTACTCCTACAGGATTATTTAGGTAAACCTCAACGTTCATGCGATGCTTTTCAATATGTGCAACTGCATGATTTTTTAGTGAATTAATCATTTGTTCTCTCATTATACTTCCTTTCAGTATTGCTGTTTTGACGGAATGACGCCGCGAACGCCGCCCCTTGGATTTTCGCAGTCACCGTCTCTACGAAAAATTACATGCAAGTGTGGATACATACAAGTTTGTCCAGCACTTTCTCCAATATTTAAACCTATGTTAAATCCGCTTATTGCATTTTCAGCAACAAAGTTGTCATTACCAAGTTGTACAGCAAATTTAAAACACTTTGTTAAATCTTCTAGTGTATTTATTTTAGGAACTATTAGCATATGTCCTTCTGTGACTGGATACTTATCTTTAAAAACTATAAAATCTTTAGTGTTTAATTCAATATCTGTCCAAGGAGCTCTTCCTTCTTGTTGTGCCTTTTCTAAGGTATCAAATTCCATACTCTTTTTCCTATGTAAAGTTATTTCCTAAAGTCAACATATGCAGTAGGTCTACCAAAAAAGTCAGGCATACCATTCATAGCTAAACTATATCTAGGTGTATCTAATTCTTGTTTTTTAACAGCATGAACTAGTTTTCCTGGAAACATAATTAAATGCCCAACTTCAATCGGAAATTCTACTGCCGGAATAATATCTTTTTCATCAAAGTCTACCCCATATCTGTCATAAACTGTAGGATGTTGAAGAACTAAATTACTTCCTTTAGACAAATGTATAGTAGCTGCCAAATAAGAGTTTTGATGCATATGGGGGATAATATGTTCGCCTTTTTTTAGTTTGTTAGCCCAAGAACACATTATTTTTATTTCACCGCAACGATGATTTTCTTCGTTTTTAAAGATATTAAATGCTTCGATAACTTCTTCCTTTACATCCTTAAGTCTAGGATCTTCCAATATATTTTGTTCATTTGTCCAACTAGCTCTTAAAGAATTGTCACTCCACTCATTCCAAGTACATTCGTTATCTATAATATTAATTATTTCTGCAATCTTGCTTTCAGTTAACGAAGGAAGTTTAAAATTTCTTACCGGAATTGGAAAAATCTTAGCAGTTTTACTCTCTAATGTCATTGGCCTACATTCTCCCAAGGATATACAAGCCAAGCAGGATCTTCAGCTTTATTAACTTCATGTGTATAATATCGTACACCGCCAAAGTTGCTAGATAAGTTTTCTGTAATAGTAGCAAAGCGTACATTGGCCATATCGCCTTCCCACACTGCGTTCCAAGCATTGTCTTCGTTGGGGAAACAACTGCTCTGCCAGTCTTGCTTGATCCAGTTAAACGTAGCACCAGTATCGTTGATGTCGTCTACGATAAGAATATTTTTACGTTTCTTATTATCCCAGCGACTTTTAATAAGTTCGCGTTCTTCTTCATCTACATAACCAAATGCATCTTCTGCCATCCAAAGATTACTTTCTGGCCCCATACTGTCATCACGCAAACTAACCTTTAGTGCTTCACAACGAACGTCCAGCATGTTGCTGAGAATGGTAGCAGGTACGTTGCCACCTCGTGTAATACCT